CAAGCATGGACAAAATGGCCCTTCTCACAGCAGAAAAACTTTATGAATTTGCTACAGCTGATAAGCAGTGATTTCGGTCACTGCTTTTTTGTTTTGAATAAACAAAAAGACCGCTAGCAACTGCCAGCGGTCATAGTGTAATTAAATTTTGAATTTCTTTCTATTTTTATTTTTCTTCTTTTGGTTTGTCAACGACGGTCACAAGACCATCTGGTTCGGTTTTGAATGCTGGATCTGTGTGTAGTTCACCGTTAGCTTTCAAATAGTACCAGCCATCGCCAGACTTGACGAATTGTTTAGAGAGCATGTACCCGTCTTTTTCTTCCATGAAGTACCACGTTTCGCGATACTTAACCCAGCCTTTAGCCATGCGGCCATCTGGTTTAAAGAAATACCAGCGATGGTTGAGGAACATCCAACCTGTGACCATTGCCCCACGTTTATCGAGATAGAACCAGTCTTTTTCATCAAAGAACCAACGATTAATCAAGCAATAGCCACTATTATCAAATCGGAACCACTCTCCATTGATTTGTTTCCAGCTATTTTTGGGATAAGAGCCATCTGACTCCTCCCACCACCAGCCGGTTGCATTTTGTCGCCAACCTGCTTCGATATCAACACCGCCCTCGATGTCTTTCTTGAATTGCTCTCGGCTAATGCCCCATTTTGCAAGATAAGGATATGGATCAACATGGTCTGAGTAGTTTCTAGGTTGATTGTAAGTACAGTATTGATGTGTCTTAATTCCAGCTAAACTGTCGGAATCAAGTGTTTTAGGAATGCCTGCTTCGTCTGCAAGGTTTCGTAGAAGTTGAACGTAAAGTTTATAATCACGCATGAACTCTTCCTTGGTTTCATGACTCTCAATCAATTCAACCTGTCCGTATCCTTCAACGTTCCAACCACCTCCTACGTCATAGGCTCCCATGTCTGTGTACCAGGTTTGCATCACTCGACCGTTACCGACCACATGCGAGAAAAATCCTGAATCAACAGGTCGTCGCATATGATAATCAGCCTCGTTTTGAGCTGTTGAGTTTGCATTCCCAGTTGAGTGAGCATGAATCTGTCTGTAAGGTTGTTCCCCAATCTGTGGTAAGTCTGTTCTTAATCTGCTTTTATCAATATCCATTTTATTTTATCCTTTCGTTTATGGTTAAGTTGTTGGCCAAGGATCATTGGTAACATACGATATAGACGATACTCGAATATCTCCAATGTCTTTATTTTCCGGCACAGGTTCTAAAAATTGGAACCTTAATTGATTACCGTCTCCCTGACCGCCTAGATACCAGGTTCCATACGGAATCCCCTTGTCATTAAAGAGTAGATGTATCCTACCACAGGTTCATCAATTGTAATCAATGAAGTGTCGAACTTGACAGTGAAGGTATTCTCTTCGATTGTCGCTTTGACAGTTGAGTACCGTTTTGAACGCTTGAAATAGAACAAGCAGATGACTTTGTTAGCAGCTAGATTCTCAAGAGTGAATTTGAATTCAGCGATGTTCTTATCCATGCTAAAGAATTCTTGGTAAAGTCTATCTACATCTCGATTATTCGATGTAATTTCAAGCTTCTTTTCGATGGTTTTCTTCAAATCTTACTCCTTTCTTTAAATATTAAAAAGAGAACCCTTTTGGGTTCTCTGATTTATTTCTCGGCCCATGCATCATTCATCTGCTTAACAGCAGATTCAACGAATGTGTCCAGGTCTTTGTCCGTCATACCGATGTTGTATTTGTTCAATTCGGCCCGAATTTTGATTCGAGCTTGTTCCAGCTTCTCTTCACCTTTAAAACCAGTCTCAGCAGATACTTGTTCTACTGCATTGACGGCATTCTTAGCCAAGATTTCGACGATTTTGACAGATTGCTCACCGCCTTTTTTCACCAGATATTCCTTGATTGATTTGACTGCGATTCCAGTCAGGATGACAAGAATGCTAATTGATGCATTGATGATGATTTCATTAATTTGATTCATTTTAATTTTCCTCTTTAATCTCTAGTTCAAGAAACTTCTCGAACAATACCTTGACTGCTCCGTTACCGCCTAGTTCGACATAACTCTCGTAAAGCTTGGATAGTTCTTCAATCTCATGTTGATTCGTTTCACCACGCTTGATAGCTTTTTTCAAATTTTCTTGTAATCGAAACCGTTGGATTCGTTGCAGCCCTTTGCTAATTATTGACAGATTTTTATTATTATCCTTCCCGATTTCCTCGACTACGTGAACCGATTTTTCAAGATCCGAAATCTTATCAGAAAGATCGCTCAAACGCTTATCAGCTTCTTTCGAAGTTTGAGTGCTGCGGTAAGAAAAATAACTTGGAATCATCACTACAAGAATTGTTGTGACCCGTTCCATAAATACCGACCAATCCAATTGAATCACCCCCTTCTTAGTGTAAGCAATTCTATTGAACAGGTTGTGTTTCTAGTTCAGATTTAGGCGCTTGCCATTTCCAAACCGCAAGGATGCCATTTTGAGATGGTGAGCCTTCTAGTTGTTGAAGTGTTTCTCCCTGATAGATGAATTGTTGGTTAGTTTGAATAAGGATTCGTTTTCCTTCGCCATTCAACTCAACGTGCTCTGGGGCTTCAATCGCAAACATTGAGCCAGGTGCATAACTTTCACCAGTTTTTGCAAGCGGGAAGAGTTCTACAAGTTCCTTATATGTTGTACCGTAAGCGATTTTTTCACCCATAATTGAATCTTGAGCCATGACACGAACTACTTTGTTGATTCTGTTTGTGATTTCAAGCAGCTGGTTCTGTTTGGTTTCGGTTTGAGTGAGCTTCTGTTCAGTTTGCTCGATTTTAGATTGAGCTTGGACAATTGCTGAACCAGGATCTAATTCAGCTTTAAGAACATCAAGAACCGCTTGAATAAGTGTTTCTTCCTTATCTTGAGTTCGGTCTCCAACGAGTTCACGTTGGTTGGTGCTGTATCGGTTGCCATCCTGTAGTCGAATTTCAACTACTGTAGTGATTTGATTGCCTGCTCCACGAGTGTATGGCTTAGTAGCCAATGAATAGTTATTTACTTCCATTAATTTTGTCCTTTCAATTTCACTTCTTCAAATTTTGCTTTAAGTTCTTCATTCGACTCAATGATGTTTAAAATTTCATTGAGTTGTTTTCGAGTGACTTCATACAGCGCCTTGTAAGTTGCTGCATCGCTTGCTTTTAGTCCGATATCATCACTTAAGTTTTGGATGATTAATTGATTAATTTCTTCCTTCATTTACTTTCTCCAATTTCTGATTGAGTTCTTGAATAGCCTTAATTAAATAAGGTACGAGTACGAAATTACTATATGAATAAGCGCCATCTGGATTTTCCAAAAATGCTTCAGGAGCGTACTTCTGTACATCTTGCGCCATGATACCACACGAAATATCCTCGATTTTTCCGTCGTATTCCTTACGATAAGAGTAAGTTTTCAGACGGTTGATAACTTCCAGAGCAGACACCTTACTATCTTCAATGTTATGTTTATATCGTCTGTCAGAGATTTCTTTATTAACGGGTATCCATGAATACGAATTGTCAAAACGGTACAGGTAGATATATCCTGAGCTTTCTTGAATGCGTTTAAACGATGGCGAGTGAATCCAATATCCACCTTCTTTCGTGTTATCGTCCGTTATATAATAAATATTTCCGCTGACTTTCAAGTTCCCGTGAATAATAGGTGTATTCCAAAAATGAGCTTGATTGTAGCAATACATCTCTCCGTTGTTTTTTACAAACCACGCTGTATCACCGGGTTTTCCCCAATCATTTCCCCAGTTAACCCAAAGAGCTGTTTGACCCCATCGTCCATTACCACTTCCCATACCAACCTTAAATTGATTTTGACCAGTCAACCAATAAGAATTAGGGTCTTTATCGTGAGTACCGATTTGGAAGCCACCAATCCGACCTTTGTAACCTTCAAGCAGCGTAGCAGATACTACTACTGATCTCAACTTGTTGATAAAGGCTGTTTTAGCAGCTAAAGTGTCAGTAAACACATCGCTGGATACAAGCTTCTTCGCTAGTGCTGTATCAAATATCAGCTTTTCTGCTGAGATTGAATTTGAGCGAATGATGTCAGCATTCAGCGTGCCTACTTTGGCATCGCCTACAAATAAACGCTTGAAATAACCGTCTATGGCTGTGATTTCATCTAGAAGCGTTCTACCTTTTAGACGGATTTTAGCAGCTTCAATCAGAATGTTATTGCTATTCAGATTGATTTGAGAAGAAACCGCACCAGGTCCTGTCAAGGTTTGGATAGCGTAGGAATCATTTAGCTGTGACACTTGAGTCTGTGTGACTACATCTTGAGTTGATGTGTTATCGCTGAAGCGTTTAGGAGGTTTGTCACCTCTAATAAGCGATACCTGACCGATTGCGACTTGCCCATTTTTCATTAACCAAATTTCAAGAGGGAATTCTCTTGCTTTAGTCGATGATTTCTGGACGGTTATCGTACCTGTGATAATTTGAGTACCAGTTTTCGTAAGAGTAACTCTATCAGATGCAAGTCCACCGTCACTCGCCCATAGCTCGATCCCTAGAGGTGCATCTGGTAACACATCCACCCATACTTCCATGCGATAGCTGAGCTTTTCGCCTTTGGTAAAGGTTGAGGTGTTAAGTGGCAATGCGAAACCGTGGTAGACTGCATTGGTCTTACCAGTAGTGGTAATTCGTAGCAATTTAGTAGCAGCCTGAACCGTAACGACATTCGCATCTGCTTGTTTCTTGTCCCACTTACTGAAGTTTGTTGGATCATATACCAAGTTGAAATCTTCTAAGAAATTAGATACACGACTAACTAGGCCGTCAGCAGTCTGAATGACTTGTGAAATAGACTCGTTCTGTCTCTGAATGGTCTGTGTGTGACTCTTAACCGTATCGACTACATCGTTAAATTCAGCAACACTCACGATTTCAGAAGTGTTAACATCGTAGTCTGTCATGCGGTCAGAATGCTCAAGCTTCATACCGCAGATTTCAAGACTACCACTGCCTGTTTGACCAAACTGGATTGAATTGTAGACTGAACCTGCTGTGAATGTGAATTGATATCGAACCCAATCAGTATTTGTGATTGGGTTATTCATGTATCTATCACGATTATTTGATGCCCATGGATGAAGTAGTAAATTTGCATTAGGCTTAATTACTCTCGCCCAACAGGACATTGTATATTTCTCACCAACAACTAAGTTAATACCTTGTGCGATATCTTTGTTTCCGCCATTCGTATTATTTACAATTCGAATCCCCTTCTTAATAGCAGTATGTGGCGAATCTGTGAGTGATACTACTTCCGTCTTACCACTACCGCCCGAGTTATTCAATCTCCAACTACCTCCCAAACCATTCCCTGCAGGAATGATGGAAGAATTCTGCAAGAGATTATCGTTTCGAATAACATCTCTCAGTTTGGTTTCAATTCGTGAGATGGTCCTTTGAAATCCGCCAACCGAATTCTTGACGATGTTCTGGACTTGAGTAGCATTTTGAAACCCTCTGTCATTGGCCAATCTGTCAAAATCAGTACGAGATAGCTTCTCTGTAATCTGGTCAGCTTGGACTTCGATTCTGTTTTCAGCAATCCTCAACCTGTCGGTTAAAGGGTCAACCTCTCGTTTAGTCACAAGTGTTCTGATTCTGTCAGTTATCTGCTCAATTTTGGCAAAGTTTGAATCAGACAAATCTTTAGAAGTATTGGCAGACTCAAGAGCGTTTCTAGCTTCTTCCAAGGCTTCTTCAGCCGTCTGACTAACTGTTGAACCGATAGCACGAATCTCTTCGATTTTAGACCGTTGGTCTTCGAGCTTCTCGTTCATGCTGCTATCGAAACCTGAAAAACGATTGTCGATTTCTTCGGACAAGGCACGCTTGTGTTCTTCTGCTTTGGCTTTAGCTTGTTCGATACCGTCGGTCAATTCATCTTTGATATCCTTGACTTTTCTGTCGAATGCTAAATCAGCATTCTCAATTTCTTTGTTTAATCGAGTTTCAAAAACGTGTGTTTCTTCCTTGACTGCATCGCTTACTACATTACCGATTGCACTTGCTAGACCTGACTTGAACTCTCCAAAACCAATACGCTTCAATTTTTTTGCCATTGGAGAATAGTTGTATTTTGTGATTTTCTTTCTCACGTCTAAATCGTAGTATTCATGGAAAACTCCCACCACATCAAACATCTGAACAGGCACATCACTCTGACCAATAACATCAATCTCGATACTATCTTCGAGCATATCGCACAAAGTTATTCTGAAATACTGCTTGCCATATTCTCTAAGGCTTGATTCATCCTTGACATCTTGGTCGTTGACTTCTACGACATCCTCATAAATCTGACTGTATTTGTTAATCAGTGGACTATCAACCACGACTGTGAGGGTGCGATCAGGCGCTTTTTCTCCCTCGCCTTTGACAGTCGTTTTAAAAGTTATACGAGTCTTCAAAGACTTGGTAGAGGTCTTGTGCTGATAGCTAGACAGGTTCTTTTTGTACATAAAAAGCGATTCATTTTCTGAACTGCCATTTTTTAATAACCGTACCTGATAACCATGTCTGACTAAATCACCACCCCATTGACCAAGAATAGAGTGTTTATCCTTGGTCAAGACTTCCATAGCGTTCTTAGTATCAGTATTGAAGGTATGTCTATCATCAATATTTGAAAAGAACGAGAATGGATTATCACGAGTGATACTTCCAGCGAATTGACTTAAAGCAGTTGAGCCAGTCGCTCTGTCAAGATTGATCGGATTGACAACATAGTGATTTAACAAGGTCATGACTTGATTGGCATAAACTTGAATATACCCATGTTGTTTCTCAACCTCAAAAATCACAAAATCTTGCTCACCGTGTAGATCATCAGCAGTCAAGAATGTTTCTTCTCTTAGTCGTTGCCATAACACATTGTTAGTTGGAAATCTGAATGTTAATTGATAGGTGCTATTCGCTTCTTGTGTGATGTTATCATCGTATGCTGCATTAAGAGGGATATTCCCTTCTGTTAAATAAATCATACTAGATACCTCCAATTAGGGCGAATAGTCACCTTACGTACATTACCAGTATAAGTCACACCACTGCGACCAACAGGAATTTCAAAGAATCCACCACGCTTTCTGAGAGTGTTCTGCACTGACCCATTGGCATTGAAGATATTTTGTTTTCCTTGTCTACAGTCTATCGTAGCCTTACCAATGATTGACAAATGCATAGTTTTACGTCCAATAGTAAGCGATACATCTCCATTACCCTCAATTTCAATGACAGGCTCTGAATAGACCGTACCGATATTATCAATCGTTCCAGCGCTTGTTAATACGACTGGTGCGATATTCTTTGGATATCTGAACGGCTGCATGTCTAGTTTAATCTCTAACTTCCAAGCATGATTTCCATAAGGTTCAAAACTAGCAGTCACAAGGTTAGCATAAAACAATGAGCCAAGCTGATAGCTAAATTCCAAAACATTATCATTCGATTGAAACTTATCAAGAATACTTGAAATCTCAACCATTTTTTTAACGTGGAGAGTAAAGGTCCTTTCGTAACTGTCGAAAGAACCGTCTAACACACGGTAACTACCATTGACTCCATAAAGGGTTACCTTCTCTCCTTTTGGTTTAGCAGCCTCCACCTTCCCAAAATCTGTCACAACACAACCAGGGAGGGTTGAGGTGTTAAAACCATTTATGATCATATAATCCATTAAATTCCCTCCCTTGCATAAATCGCACCATGTTGTTCATAGGTTTTGAGTGAGATAATGTCATTGTCCAGATAAACGTCTGACGATTTCTCAAGGATAGCAGTAAGGATTCTCTCCATACTCGCTCTCAGAATCGCTATCTCAGACACGGTTTTACTCTCATGGTCCTCAAATTTGGTTGATGGCATAGCCAATTGTGCCTCAAGGTTTTTAGTAAGGGATGCAGAGGAATTCAGATCCAGGTTGTCTCCTGAAAATACATCTGAAATTTCATCAGCCATTCCTCCAACCGTTTGTTTGACATCCTTAAATTGGTCTTGCAACCCTTGGTCTAACCCTTTCATGATTGCATTACCTGCTGGGATAAGCAACTTACGGTCATACTCAATCGGACCTTTGTGGTTACGAATCCAGCTTGCAATCCCACCTACAAAATTAGTTACAGAAGACCACATAGACCGCAAACCGTTCAAGAAACCTTGTAAAATTGCTTGCCCAGCACCATATAGATCGATATTCCATAATTGATTGAAGAATCCAGTAACACTTGATACAAGTGCGGAAACTCCACGACTCATTAAATTCCAAGCGTTTTGTGCACCTGATACAAGACTGTTAATGACATTTAGGACAGTAGAAACTAAAGAATTCCAAGCGTTAATAGCTGTTGACTTAATGCTTTCCCACAAACTAGATAGAAAACTCATAAAGCTATTCCATAAATTTTGTGCCCCCTGAATCAAACTTGTAATCAGATTTGATACAGTAGATTTTATCCATTCCCAAGCCGTGGTTGTTACAGTTTTGATGGTTTCCCAAATTGTACTAAGAACATTAGAGAAGTTCTCGAACACACCGGTAGCATATCCAACGATAACATCCACAACTCCAGAGAAGTATGTTTTAATCCCCTCCCATATCAGAGAAATGCCATTTTGAATACCTTCCCAAATTAGAGAAAGATCGGCTCCTAACTGGTTAAAGTTCCCAGTCACAAGGTCGATGATGATTAGAATAGCTCCCAAGAAAATGGATTTGATGAACTCCCAAGCACCTTGAAAAATCATCTTAATCCCTTCCCAAATTTGAGTAAGACCATCTGAAATATTGTTCCAGATATTCATAAATCCATCAATGAACGGTTGAACAATAGCCATCACTGTTGATGTGATAGCTGTCCATGCTACGGATGCAAACTCTTGAATGCCTGTCCATAAGTCAGAAAAGAATGTTCCAATAGCACCCCACACCGCCTTTACTGTCTCAACGTAAGCAGTCCAGGCCGCAACAACTCCATCCCACAATGTGCTAGCACCTTCAGAGATACCAGACCAAAGATTTACAAAGAAATCTGCAATTCCCTGCCAAGCCTGTTTGATCCAATCTACAAAAGATGACCAAATTTGCTGTCCGGTTTCAGTTTGTGTGAAAAACCATATCAGGGCAGCAACCAATGCAGCAACTGCCGTTACTATCAGACCAATTGGATTTGCAGCTAAAACTGCATTGAAAATACTAAACGCTCCACTTGCTCCCATAGTAGCCGCCGCATTCGCCGCCTCTGCGGCAGTGAGTGCACCGGTTCTTACGAATTGAGCTAACATTAAACCATTTGTGATAGCTAGAGTGGCATTTCTGATTGCTTCTATTCCTTTTATTACAGTCATTACTGCTTTGTATCCAGCCCATGCACTCGTAATGCCAACAACTGCTGATTTTAAAGCATCTAACGCAAGAGGGGAATCTTTTAACCAAGAGGTAAAATTACTAAGACTTTCAGAGGCGTCTCTGATAAAACCTGTGATACTTTCAAAGGCAATGCCTAGCAAATTCACTCCCTGTTCTCCGTCTTTAATCCCTAACAGATCTCCAACAAAATCAATAACAATGCTTGCAACATTACCAGCAACAACCCCGATATTCTCAAAAGTTACTCGGATATTGTCTGCGATGTTGACAATTTGATTAGCAGCTCCCTCGCTAAATCCAAGCATGGTCAGGATATCAATGTTATCTTGCTTGCTCAATGACCCAAAGATCATATCAAAGAAGGCTTGAAAAATTCCTGTCACACGAGACAATTGGTCATAGACTGCACTTCCAAAGGCATCCCCAAAAAGCTGAGAAGCAATCTGGCTAATCCCTTCAGTCAAAACCAAGCCAAGGCCAGATAAAATATTCCCAACCATTGGGAAAAAATTATCGAAGAGAAAGGTAGAGGTTGTTTCTGCTAAAGCTTGTAAAGATGGCAGAATATTCTCTCCCAATGCTAACTTCCCAAGTACATTCTGAGCAGCTGCTTTCATAGATTCAAAAGAACCACTAAAAGTAGATGCCGCCTCTTTAGCAGTTGTGCCAGTTATGTCTAGATTTTCTTGGATAGCATGGATGGCATTGTAAACATCTGAAAGGTTGTTAATGTCATACTTAACACCCGTCAGTTTTTCTGCATCAGCCAAAAGCCGTTGCATTTCTTGTTTTGTACCACCATAACCGAGCTTCAGGTTGTCCAGCATAGTATAATTCTGTTTTGCAAATCCTTGATAAGCCATCTGAATGCTCTCCATAGATGTACCCATCTTATTAGCATTATCTGACATATCAATCATGGCCATGTTAGCTGTTTCTGCAGCTTTATCAGTATCTCCACCAAGAGATTGCAAGAGGCTAGCTGAAAAGCCTGTTACGTTTTCCATATAGGCATTAGCTGATAAACCTGTAGTCTTGTAGGCTTCATTAGCATACCCCTTCACCTTATCAGCAGAACCTTTGAAAAGAGTTTCAATACCTCCGAGCGATTGCTGAAGCGCTGCACCTTCACTGATTGCTGCCGACAACGCCTTACCAATCCCTGCCGCTGCAATAACTTTCGTCATAACACCAACAAGACTAGAACCCAATGACTGTCCAGCACTTTGTCCAGCTGCACTCGCTTCAGGATTGAGGATTGATTGGATTTTACCAGTAATCCCTCTAGCTGATGGTATCAATTGTACATAAGCCTGTGCTATTTCTGTAGCCACTAATCCTCACCTCCTATCTTTTCTAAAATTTTCTGACGATATTCTTCAAAGTCCTCACCAGAATCAAAGATCATCTCCTTGCTTTCTTTAGCTTTAGTTTTTCCTGTTAGTTCCTCTGCAACCATTAATGGTTTGTTGATTCCTTTCTGACCGTCTGTTGTTTTAAACCAAACAAGAGCAGAAAGCCTATCAAGCACGCCTGCAAGCAAAAAAGTTTCAAAAGGAACTTTGCTATTGGTCATTGCTAGTTTGATCCGTGAATCATCTCTCAGACCAAAAGCAAAAACAGCTACCTGGTCAGCAGGTAACTGTCTGTAATCAAAAATCCCATATGTTTCAGCTAAATCACAAATAAGAGCATCTTCATCTGTTTGAATCATTCTAGCAAGGAGCGCTATTTTTTTAACTGGTTCTGACTTGTGAAAATCTCACTAATTTCTGCTCCCATTTTATCCAAAGGAACAATACCGTCTGCAGTCCGCACATGGTTTTTCAAATCCTCGGATTTATTACCAAGCATAAGTTTGACCACTTTTGGTAAAACTGCCGGATTGGTATCTACTTCTGCAATAGCTTCAAGCAACTCATAGTTTTCCAAGCGCTCTTTTGTGATTTCAAAAGCAAATCCGGTCGAAGTCACCCCACGGATTGTTTTAATCTGTGGTGCAGCTTCTTTATTTTTCTTTTTGCGATTTTGTCTTGACATAATTAAGCTCCTTTGATGTATTCATAGTGTGTGTCATCAGTAGCGTTAGGAAATGCAGTGACAGTCGTACCATAGCCTAGAACACTTCCATCGTTATAAGTAATTTCATCGATGGCAGTTACTTTTCCTGAAGGGATAACAATACGTTTAAGTACACCACCTTTTAGAACTGTTTCGATTACAAGACAATGATGTGGCAATTCTTTTGAATTTGCCTTAATGGTAATTCCTGATGACAAATCACCGGATACATTATCTGAGCCATAAACTTCCTTCAAAACTTCCACATTTAATGCTTCAATAAGCATGTATTTGAATGTGTCTGTTTTTTCCTTTTGAACTGAACTTACAACGACACCACCCCATGCCTTAATATTTTCTGATTCTGGGGAGTTGCTATTGGTCATACCATCTTCTGAAATATAACCTAGTGCTTTAAACGCATCATCTAATTTTGTAGTTGCGTCAGTTGGCAGTGCTGTTCCAAGTGGTGCTGAATAAACCGCACCTCCGATTTTAGGTTTTGCAGTCGTTACATTTGCTTCTGTAGCCATTTAATTTCTCCTTTTAAAAATAATTAATATCAAATACGGCTTGATATCGATATTGTTTTGTTTCAGTGTCCGTAAAATTGTAATCACTGTTCAGGTGGACACCACAGATTGAATCTAACTCAATCAATCCTTTCACAGCACTTTTCACTTTCACATTAAGCTCTGCAGCCTTCTGCATAGTTGGGCCATAGCTTTGAAAAGCAAAGGTCGCACTACTAGAGTGATTACGCTCCTTCCCACCTGTCTTTTGAATAATGACAAAGCTATCGGGAGCTTCAGCTTCATGCTCAAAAAATGACGGTACATCTAAATGACCGTCAAGATATTTCTTGATAATAATTTCAATCATCTAATGCACCGCCTTCAACAAAGTGTTATTTTTCAAATTATCCCTCTTCGCTTTTCGCGTTGCTGGATAAATCATAGCATTGGCCCTTGTCTTACCAACGTGGCTATCTTGTTCATAACCAGGGCCACATCTTTTTTTAATGACTGTCGCTTCTTTGTTCAGAATGTCCTGAACCTCTTTGGATTTCAAAAGAGCTCCTACACCCGCACCGATAAGCTTGACTTTGAAATTACTCATACGCTTCAACCATCACTTTCTTATTCCATTCCAAAGGCATCATAGCTTCAATGCCTTCTAACGGAATGCCTAGCGTGCGCCACTTGCGCCCAAAGAAACGAACCTCACGGTCTTTCCACTCGTTCTGATCGCCTTTGGGGATGCCTAGCGTATAAGAAGCCTTCTTCCCGGTCAAACTAAGCTGAGTAGTGACATCTTCTGTCGAAGCTGGAACAACCAGGACATTATCTACTTGAATTTCTTTATTCTCATAAATAGGATGACCAAAGTCATCCCGACCAGTCTTAGTTTTCCCAGTCAAAGTTACAGTAATTCCTTTAATCCGTCCCATAGATATCAATCACCCCATATCTTTGTTTCTTTAGACCTAGACGTTTTAATTCTGAGTCTTTAATAAAGAGACCCCCACCAGGAACTAGATAAGATCCACTCACTGAATAGCCTAATGCACTCTCAGTGAATTGAGTCATCGGTTCCTGGTTGGTTGAGGTCATCAACGTGCGAGCTACCACATCAACCGTGACGGACTTAACGACCATGGCAAAAGATGGATCAGTAGCAACCAATCCATCTAAATCTTTGCCAACTTTTTTAGCTTCAACTCTAAGAGAATGAGAAACAACTTCCAACAGTGCTTCGGCTCGTTCTTTCTCATCGAATTTCAATGTTCTCCACAATGTTTGAACATCTTCTACTGTTGCAAAGTTTTCCATCTAACTCACCCTTCGTTTGCGATTAGTAAATCAAGCAAAGCAGATTTATTTGCCTTGCTATCATACTCAACACCCAATTCATCAAGTTTCTCCTTGATTTCGGAAACTGTTAAAAGATATTCCTTCTTGAATTCTTCAATAGGAATCCAATCCCCAGTTAGCTCGCTATCAGTTGAAATGCAAACACCTGTATTTTTATCACGATATGTTGCCATTTCCTACCTCCGTTAAAATATTAAGCTTTCACTCGAGCGAATGAGTCGGCATCAAGAATACCCCAACCAATGAATGCTTCTGCACGAAGTAAGATTTCATTGTATGCTTTCAAATCACGACCCGCACCATCTGGGTCACCATATTCGATGATTTCCATCGGGATATTTTCAGCATATCCCCACTTGAAGCGGTTTTCAAAATCACCAACAATAGCGTGGTTTGTTTGAGCAGTTCCACCTGTTACAGTCAAGTTTTTATTTACGTCTGATTTCATTCCGTAGAATGAATCAGGATTTTGTCCAAATCGGAATTCAGGATATTGAACAACACCATTGACTTTCAGCTTAGCAAGGGCTTGCCCTCCGATAGGTGAAAGCGCCAATCCTGTAACTTCACCACCCTTAGCTACAATTTGTTGGACAGCTGCATCAATGTTATCGTCAAATTTATCCTCTGCAAAGTTCACGATATTACCAGTGATCAAACCATCAAAAGAGTTAGTGTCACGGAAGGTTGCATCTGTAAGTCCTTTAGGCTCCAAACCATGGATAGCAGCGATATCGAAAGCATCTGCGATTTTCTTAGCGAAACCATCTGCAAATTGTGAAAGATATTCAAGTTGTTTTTCTTCAGATGCGTATTTAAACTCATCTGTGATACGAGCTTGATAGACGAATTTAAGAGGTTTAATAACCTTTGTGTCAACAACTGCTTTACCAGCACCTTTTTGTTGCCCCTCACCAACAATTTGAGCGTTTCCTTCAAGATTGAAAATGAATTGCTCAACTCCATTAAATGGAATAGGGCTCTGGGATGAAAGTTTTGCAAGAACAGAACGTCCTTGCACTTTTGAAATTAGTTCTTTTACCAATTCTGGTTGAAAAAGTGTTCCTTGTTTCAATGAATTATCTGCCATTTTTTATTCTCCTGTATGATTTAATTCTCGAAGCATTGACTTCATTTGCATTGTTTTGTTATCACCAACTTGTGGCTCTGTCTCTCTGATTGGCGCAACTGGTTGAGATTTTTTAATATACCCAGCCAAGCGCTCCGCATCTGCTTTGAAACTTTCTTCATCAGTTCCCTGCAAACGGTCTGCAAGATCATAAGGCAATCCATATTGCAAAGCCACACGAGTTCGCAGACTAGCCGTCTCATAACCAGCGATTTGATTCTGCAAAACTTCAAGTTGCTTGTCAGCATCTGCCTTACTTTGATTAGTAGCTTCGATGGTTGACTTCAAGCCACCATTTTCTTTTTCCAACTCTTCAACACGAGATTTGAGCTGGTCATAGTCGACATATTTCTCTTTCTCTCGAGATAAGCGAGCCTTAATAGCAGCATCAAATTCTTCTTGTGTAGTGATTGGTTTAAATTCTGACATTCTCATGTCTCCTTTCTCCTGCTTCCCCGGCAGTTCGGTAATTTTTGGGCATCAAAAAAAGCAGTCACCTGACCGCTTATTTTAATAACTGATTTTTTGCTTTTTCTTAGGCTTAGTCGTAGCACAAGCCCAGTGCGCAAGCAAAGCACTATCCATCAAAGAAATATCCATGTCGTCAAAGTGCGATCGATAACCAAAGCCACCATTTGAACCAATATTCCGCTTATCGCAGTTAGTAGCTACTTTTGATAGCGATGGCTGGCCAGCGTGACAGATGGTTTTCTGGTAGATTCCCTGTTCCCAAAGAGCGTTGGCCACGATGATTTCTTTCACCGTCGGAAGAATCACATTCTTGATTCTGTAGTCCTTCAACTCTTCGTCCAGAATCTTTTGACCACTTGCGCCATCAATGACAATCTGAGCCACATCAGCTTGACGCAAGAAAGCAACCATCCACTCATTCCCATTACGAACGGATTGACAATCGACTGTTTCCACAAAGAAACGGCCATCCTTGGTACGTGCAGCAATGCTCAAAGCCACGTTCGTTCCATCTTGGCCATACTTGATACCAACAGACAGCTTACCAGACAATTCTGGTATGTCATCCACCTTGAGCTCATTCCACTCCGTTTCAGAAATAGCAGATTTCTGGTTGTAAGTTGGCCAAAATCCCAAACGTTGGATATTATGGTCCAGCTTATCCTCACCAAGCTCTGCTTCAATCTTACGCTCGTTTAAGTGGTAGCCCATTGATGGATTCGAATTATACCAGGCTTCCACATCGTCAATTTCCTTTTCATCAGAAACTGACCACTCAGCCCAACCAGAATACTTCCCTTTTCCAAAGAGACAAGTCTCACGGTACTTAGTAAAGACTGTACCGCTTGAAACAGGTGTCGGAGGTGTCCCACACATGATTGTGATAGGGTTCTCACTATCCGTAACTGTATATTTCAAGGCAGATTCCTGTTCGGTCGTGTACTCCTGGGCCTCGTCAATGATCAGCATATCAAATCCTTCACCAAGACCACCATTTGATGTTCTGGTACGGAATTGGATAACACCACCTGTTGAATATAGCTCAATTCTTTCTTGTCCCTTAGCTCGAATGGAGTTGAAATCCTCACCATCCACATACCCCATTTTCTCAAGGTATCGTTTAACCTTTTCAAAAGAGGCATGAGAGGTAGAAATTCTGTGGGCAGTATGTAGGATATTTAATCCTTCATGTAGCCCCCAAATTTCACCAATATATAGGATTTCAGATTTCCCATTACGACGAGGAATAGAGTAACCAAACTTCTGATGCACCCAAAGACCATTTTTATCAACAGCCATCAAAGGCAACAAAAGATTCTTCTGCCAAGCATAGCAAGAAAGACCAGTCCGTTCGTAAAATTCAATCGCTTCCTTAGCTTTTGAATTTTTCTTGACGTATTTTAAAATCACCGATTGAGTAGGATTCTGATTGCCAAGTTTCTTCTTCCTCGCCATTCCACTTTCCTTTCAATCGTCATCGCATGATAACCCTGTCGCTGGGAGATATCGGATCACCTCCTAATCTAAACCACAATAAAAGCACCTTGACCACTGTCAACGTGCTTATTTAATAATTTCAACTTCTTTGATTTCGTTCTCAAAGAGTTTTGTCCATCGTGTTCCTGACTTAACGGACAACCCATCAAATTCTTCATCATAGTCATCCTTGTCCTCATAAAGACAAACACCTTCAAATGTTTGGTCGTCAATATCGGTGATTCTGACAACCTTGTTATTAAATTTCTTAAGTTCCATCAGTCTCCCCTTTCGTAGTATGTCGGTATCAAGTGTGCGCCAGTTTTGCCATACTTAATTGTCATAGCATTTACTGGTTTACCAGTATATACATCAATTCCTAACGGTCTATCTTCAAACAAATCAACCTTTTCATTACTGGTTCGAGCACCTTTTCTACTTGTTTCTAAAAATCCAGTCATCTTGTACTTATCGTACAAATCATTAACATCCACATGATCATAAAAATAGCTTTTTCCAGTTAATGATGTTGATTGAATATGCCTAGCTTGTTTTTCTGGATTGATTTTATCGAGCCAAGTTCCATTATTGAACTTTTCCTGGATATAAACTACATCTTTTAATCGTTCATATCCCTCACCATCATTATACTTCAAATCCTGAAACTTTGCTAGTGAAATAGGAGCATTTTGAACTCCTAAAACATCAACTATTTTCTTGTACTCCTTGATGTCTGCTTTTCGATTATTATCACGCACATCAATATTTATTCTCTTACGATTTTCTAATTCATCGGAACTCTCGTTTCTGATTTTTTTATTCCAAACATCCTGAACTTTTCCGTTTTTAGGATCATAATCTACAATACAACGACAATGCTGATGTCTTCTAAAAACGTTCTTTGGAACTCTTGGATATTTATAATTCCCCTCAACTTCTTGACACCATTCACAACAATGAAAATAAGATGTTCTGACAATCTCTGGTTGTAAGCCAGCTTTATGATGAAACTCCGCATTCTCACGAATGCTATCATCAATAATAGACTGTGTGAAATTCACAATAGGTTCATCTAGCAACCAACTGACATCCTCGAAATTATCTTCAGATGAAAAGCGATTGACAATGCCAGCTATTCGGTCCTTGTTTAGTTCAGGGACTTGAACTTTGAGACCGATTTTGGCTTTATCGTTCAAATTCTTCTGGACATCACTAGCATAACCACTCACAAGCTCGTAATTTCGTCCTAGCACGTCCGTCAGCAAGCGTTGAGCGATATTATAATACATTTTACCGTCTGGTAATTTATCGGCGCTCAGAGACGTTCCTAGAACCCTAGAAAGAATATCGCCAATTTCAATTGCGAACTCATTTGCTGTTTTGTAAGTGGCTTTTTTTGCCTTCAATGTAGCAAAAGCATTTCTGACAATCTCACTCTTGCCAAAATCTCGTTCAAACCTCTCCTGAACCTCTTGTAAGATATCGGGTAAAACGTCATTCTCCATTTGAACCACCCTCGCTTACTACTGGTTTAGCTGACATATCTCCAGCGATGCCAGTAAGGTCACGAATTGTTTCTGCATTGATGTATCCCGGTAATGCCTGATTCAATTTCACAACACCATCACCAATCATGGTCATCATATTAGCATCTGCTTCAAATAAAGGTTCCCATTTGACTGTCGTTCTCACGAATTGACTTCTCGCATAATGAAAATCATCTCTCAAACAAGCAGCAACATAAGCGACATTTAACAATCCAGCACCTAGTGAGCGTTGAGCCTTTCGACCAGCAAGACGAAGATTCTCGTGACTAGCCTTGATAGCTTCCACAGATGACGGATTATCCGAAACGAATCCAAGGTCATCCAAGGTCAAACCCATTTCCCCAGCAAATCCAGCAGCAGCTGTTCTCAACTGTTCTGTGAATGGAGACATACTTGCCGTAGTAAATTGTCCAATACTTGGTTTTTCTCCATTGTCACTAGCTGAAATAGTCAACAAACTTGAAACTGTTGCTTTCCATTTTTCCAACGGTTCTGCATCAGGATCTAGTCCGATAATGTATTTCTGTGGCCACGAATAGAACTCAGCAGTAATATCCGCCCGTTCTAGAGTTCGTTTAGCGTATTTTTGATAATACATTCCCGCTCTAGTAATTCGTGAACGTCCAAAAGGACGAACCGCATCTGGACGATGAATAACAGGAACAAGCAACGGAATACCAGTTTCATTTAATACCGAATACGGAGTCCCATTTTTAGGAATGAAATGAGTGGCATTTGGTTCAAAATATGCTTCAAGCGTTGGTTGATTATAATCATCACGAGCTAGAACAGCATATCCTTCTAGCAACAAACCTGTAATAGGGTCAATAACTCCAGTAGCATTACTAGCTTCAATAACTTGTAATCTCACTTCTTCATCTTCACCTTTAGAAATGTAGATGAAACTACAAGATCCTATTAATGCTGCCAAAATTGCACTATCAAAGAAAATATCAGGATTATTGCTATTAAAGATTTCCATAACTCCAAAATCATCATTTGCAAATTCTCTGAAAATCAAACGATCTGCAAGACTATCAACACCTTTTGTTGCCCATCCAAGTACAGATTTATATTTCGCACGGATATGAGCAGGAATTGTGATTACTAACGGTGATTCATGATGCTGCATCGCATAATGTTTATATCTCAGGTTAACCCTACTCTGATAGAGATTCAACTTTCTTCTGAGATAGTCAACTCCTCTTAATTCCAAACCGTTCTCCTTTCATTGTGATGATTTGGCGCGAGAAAAAATGTACAGTGACGGTGTGAAGGCCTTGAGCGCCTAGTGGGAGGGGGTAACCCCCCTATCTTCACTAGGACTTCCTTTACACTTTTAGTATTTTTTTCCCAAAAAACAATAAATTTATTTTTTTACTTTTTATTAATTATTTTTTTCTATTGATCAAGCTCTGTACTTGGTCCAGTCCCTGGACTGTGGTAGGTTACGATTACCTACTACCTTACTATCGTTCGAACGACTATCTGCATATAGCTTGTCAGACTTCTGTCTATTGCATTGCCAGTGGGCTAACTGAAGGTTCTGAATATCTGATGGATGACCATTTCTATTGATTGGAATAATATGGTCAATTACAGGCGATAGGGGGTGTGGGTACTTCAGGGACTTATCAACAGGTAGGCCACAAATACCACAAGTATTACTTGTTTTTAGAATTATCTTCTTATTCTTTTCAAATGCGACTCGATGCGGTCCACTACGGTCTGCTCGTTCCTGGGGGGTATTCATATTATAGGGCCTTTCTTTTTAGATAAAAGGTGGGTATTTTAGCACCCTGGGGTATGTTTTTATTAGGGGGTATTTTTACCTCTTCAACACCCTTGTATATTTAACATATCTTATATTCTGTTAAATAAAAACAAACTTATTCTAAATCAGTTCTAGCAAGTGCTTGCATCTATTTTTATTATCACCAATTTACTTTTTCTTATTGTGTTAAATAAACAGGTGATTAATATCTAAATTTCATCATCGAATCATCCAGTTCATCTTGATTAATCCCTATATATTTCAATGTGATATCTGGTGAAGAATGGTTGAATAATTCCATCAAAATTGCTACATTTTGATATCTTCTATAGTGATGATATCCAAATGACTTTCTCATAGAATGTGTTCCTATATTTTTAAGACCAACATGTTCAGCAGCTTGTTTTAAGATTTGGTATGCTGCTACTCTACCGATATGAGCAATTCTAACTCCATCAGTTCTCACTTTCTTTTTGCTAGGAAAAAGATAATCATAACCATGTAAGTCATTCTCTTTAATGTAGTGATTTAAAGCCTTTCTTAGTTCTGGATTGATTGCAAATCGCTTAGCTTTCCTAGTCTTCTTCTCGATAACTTCTATTCTATCACCTGTTACTTGTTTGACCTGAAGAGGTATTATATCGCTGATGCGCATTCCAGAGTACAGTCCACACATAATCAGAACGTAGTTTCGTTCACTCTTTGACTTTAAAAAATCTTTCATTCTCTCAATGTCATCAAGTTCACGAATGGGTTCTACTTTCTTCATGGTATCACCTCCAAACTACAAGAAAAGGCAGGTTGTGCCTGCCTTTATAATTATTTCATAATATAATTTTAGCACATTAAATCGTATATTTACTCCGAACTTACTCCAAATTTACTCCAAAAAAACTCCAAGAAAACTCCATTTTTTATTCTAAGATTTCAATCTGTTCTCCATTTCGGTAAAGCTCAGCAAATGCCATTAAAGCCTTATCTAAGATATCGTAATAAGAACTTTCTGAGATAGCTAAATCCATTGAGATTGTTTCGTCTTTCTTACAGTCCCACTGAAGATATTTCTCGTAAAGGATTCTACGATAGAGTGGATCATGTAATCCACTTACTGCTTGTTCAATTGCATCCAATTCAAGCTCTGCATCAACTTTTCGGATCGCTAATTTTTCAACCTGGCTATTTCTACCGAATGATTGAGATCGTGGCATAAATGAGTATGTAGTTGTTACTCTTTGACCTTCTTTATCATTTGCAACCCTTCTCCATCTCAGATACCCTTTTAGAATCTTCTTGGCATTCTCTTTCGTTTTTGATTCGTTTACTTCAGGGAAAAAAGGCATTGTTCACCTCCAATCTTACTCAGTCCCATTTTGTTGACTTAAAAGATCCTCAAGTTCTTTTTTCATCCGTTTTAATTTCTTTTTCAGATATTCTCTATGAGCGGTTCGTGATTGAGCCATCAATCTTTCACATGGTTGAGAATATTCTTCAATTTGTTGCTCGATTAATTTGATAGAATGTCTTTTGCTCTCGACTAACTTATCTATAAATTCACTCATTCGAAGACCTCATCAATCTCTCTAACAACTTCATTGTGCCTAAATGGTTCGTAAGCCACTCTTCCAAATCCGTGTTCATCAACACCATCTGGATTATCTGTCGCATATTTTAGAAAGAGTGGCATCTTGCATTCATGGCAAATCCATTTTTTAGCAGCTGATCTAATATGTCCAACTGTGCAATTCCCACAAAATGGGCACTGTACATCCACTTTTATATTATTCATACTTCATTCTCCTGAATATTAGAATGGTAAATCATCATCAGATATATCCATAGGGTTAGTTTTTTCAAAACTTGGTGGGATTTGATTTTCCATACTTGCATTGTTTGCAGCATTATCCTTTTTTTCAAGGATTTGAAAACTTTCAGCTACAACTTCAGTCACATAGACACGTTGTCCTTGCTGGTTATCGTAGCTACGAGTCTGAATACGACCTGTAATCCCTACAAGAGCACCCTTTTTAAGCCAATTTGCAAAGTTTTCAGCTTGCTGGCGCCACATGATGCAACTAATAAAATCAGCTTCATAATCACCTGCTTGATTCTTAAAATTGCGATTCACTGCCAAACTGAAAGTTGCAACAGCCACATTTGAAGGTGTGTATCGCAACTCAGGGTCACGAGTCAAGCGACCTACTAACACAACATTATTGATCATTATTCAACTCCTTTTATGCTTCCTCAATCTCAATACCTGGGCAATCAAACACCCAGCAAAAGCCTGCATCTTCGAGTTCTTTCTTAGTATGGTAAGCTTTTAAATCCGTATAATTTATTTTGTTACTCATATACCAAGTATCTTCATTGATATTATGTTTTAATACCTTAAAATTACTCACAATCCCCTTTATCTTCACCAAATACCGCTTTTCCTCCACCTCGTAGCCGTCAAGCCACGCTCGAGCGAAGATTTCCATGTTGTCATCTTCCTCGAACCATTCGTCAATTTTTTTGTTTTTATGACTTCTGATTTCAATCATCGCACCAAGCAAATGATAATCATCATCTTCCTTTTGTTCGATGTATTCAGCAATAACCTGCGGTATTTTGACTTTCTGTGGTTCGTCTAGTTCAGAAATAAATTCTATTACCGCATCTATTTTGACATATTCGTTTTTATTCCCGAAAATATTTTTTAAACATTCTATCCGTTCAATCAATTCCTTTTTATTCATCTTCCACCTCCAAAAGTTCTTGGTTTTCGTAGATGTTGCCTATGATTTCGAACGGGTACGAATTATCTTCTAGCAGTTCTGCTAGCGCTTCTTTTTCGTTGTATTGTTTTGACTCAAACATAAACAAAGCGTGTTCCTCATCCCAAAAAACATTTACATTTAAAGTTCCATCATCTGTTTCAACTGCTAGTATATCTCCCTCAAAGATTTCCTCTTCGTTTTCATCTGTAAGTCCTGTTGATTGCATGATAACTAAATTGTCAACAAAAACATAATCTGGAGTATCTGTAACAAAACCTTGTTCAACTATTACAACCTCTCCGCTTTCTGTTATTGCAAAAGTATCTTTAAACATCTCTTTTTTTGTGGTATCCCACGCTCTAAATCTTGGTATCATCTGGTAAATCCTCCTCTTTGATAAATACTCCGTCAATCATTTTCCCTTTGCGGTCTTTAATGGCATCATACGCAATCTGCAAACAACTTTCTGCATTAGTTCCATTAAAGAATGAAACAGAATTAATTACGCTATCAAGAAACATGATATCTGACTTAATTAAAGGGGTTTGCGTTTCGTTATGACAAACATGTGAGTACAATTTTTGAGAAATATTGCCAAGGCTTGAAACCATCAACAACAATTCAAGTTCCTGTTGGTTAGCGGAGATTTGGGCACCATTATTAATCTGCTGTTCAAGTCCAATCAATACTACCTGGATATCGCCCAACGCATCATAAATCAATTCAGATTTATCCTTTGCGATACCTTCAAACAATTCACCTGATTCTTCCATCAGCTTCAGGAATTGCTTTACAGGATTTGCTTCATGTAGATTTCTATCTACAAACCATTGCTGGACTTTTTGTTCTAAATCTTTGTAATTCATATTTTTACCTCTTCTCCAATTTTTACTTTTTCAAATTTTTCTTCACTAACCACAAACACGTTACCTTTAACCGTGATAGTGAAAAGATTTCCGATTTTTCGTTTTTCCGTAACCTTGCCAGTAATCTGAGCCTTACTATCAGCATGATAAATAAGCAAGGGTTTCTGTGCTTCACGTTGCATGAATAACAAGCACGTAGCGATAAGCGACCAAGCAAGCAAGAAGCGAATTAGTGTGTCTTTCATTTTTTGACCTTCCTTTTCGGGTTGCTGCGCTTAAAAATCGGATTCTTCTTTTCTTTTTTTCTCTGCTTGTGATATTCATTATCTTTATTAAAGATAATATCTTCATCTTCAATAAGTTCTATAATGAATTGGTCGTCTGGAATCATTCTTTTACCTCCTCAATCTACGCTTCTTTCAAATATTGCTCAAACACATCTTCGTCAAGAACTCCATTCTCAATTAAATTATCAACAGCAATTTCAATTTTAATCAAACGATTTAATTCTTTATTTGGCAATGTCGCCATGATAATTTCTTCCATCACTCCACCTCCATGCTCTTAATTTCTCTAGTGAGTCTATTTTTTAAAACATGACTTGTAAAATAAATACCGTCTTCATATGTATAATATTCAGTGGTTTCTTCTACCCACTGACTTCGTGTGTATGGGTATCTGTTTGGTCGTGTCATCACTCTACCTCTTCCTTCGCATACTGCAACCATACAAGAGTTTCATATAAATCCCTTGCATGGTTCTTGATATTTCCTAGCTCATAGCTGTCTAGCTTATCTGAGTTTGTTATGATATCAATTTTTAAATTTTCAATAGCTAGAATAAAATCTTTTTTCAGTTGGTTCATTCTTCCATCTCCAAAAGTTCAGGATTTTCGTAGATGTTGCCTTGAATGTAAATATCACAATTTTCATTACAGTCAAATAGATTATCCCAGACTTCTTTTTCTGTGCATATATCTAACAACTTAAACATACCTTTATCAAAGACAATCTTCGCTCTTCCACTGTCTTCAAATCCGTCCCAATATGTCCAAAGGATAATATCTCCTTCAAAAACCACATCTCCAAGATTATCCTCGAATCCTGTTGATTGCATGAGGTTAATGTCATTATTTACTATCCATTCGCCAGCAACTGAATCCTCATCAATAATCCAGATATTGCCATCACCGACCATCACTTCGTCTGGTTGGTACATACGACTTAACGAGCCACTGTCATACGCTCTAAATTTTGGTATCATTCTTCTACCTCCTCAATCTCAATACCTTCGCAATCAAACACCCAACCGAAGTCGTCATCTTCTAATTGTTTACGGGTGTGCTTGGTTCTGCACCCACAGATTTCAGCTTTTGATTCCAAAAAATATTCTTTGGATAATAAACCTTTATTAAGATAGCAACCATATTCATTAACATTTTTCACTTTTACCAAATACCGCTTTTCTTTCTCGACCTCGTAGCCGAACTGGTGCATGTTGACGAGGGTTTGAAATGGTTTTGTGCCAGCGGTTAGAAACCACCTTTCAAACTCATTAAGTTTAGCGCTGTCAAAAGCCGATGGAATGTTATAGGCACATCGATACAAATTAGCTTCAAAAACATCCTTATTCTCTTCATACCAATCCGCCACAAACTGCGGTACTTTCACTTTTTCGGGTTCGTCTAGTTGTTCCAAGTCTTGTAGAAAAATTTGACGGGCTGTTTCTGCTCCTGGAGCATCCCATACACCTTCAAGTCTTTTGTACTTCTTTATCAATTCCTGTTTATTCATTCTTCAACCTTTCTAAAAGTAATCTTTCCTTTTATTTTTTAAGTCATTGAATACCATCAGATGCTCATTGTCTACACCTTTCATAAGGCGACTCATAAAGGGCCGACCATATCGCTTCTGGATTTCCTGTGCAGTCAGATTAGTCGTGATAATAGTATTTGCTCTTTTATTGAGAATGTTGTAAAGAATGCTGAAGGACCATTCACTGTCCTTCTCCATCCCAAGATCATCCAACACCAAGAATTTTGAGCTGGCAATCTTATTTACCAGGAACTCTTCCTGACTAAAATCAGCTTTAATCTTCATCAGAAGATCAGTAACATTGATGAAGATAGCAATTTCTTTTGTAATCGCTGATAGTTCCTTCATAATCGCAAATGCAAGATGGCTCTTACCTGTTCCAGCTTCACCTTGAAAAATAACATTATTTCTGGCACCTTCTGCCCACTCTTTACAGATTTTTTTGGCAAATTCTAACTTTTCAGCTTCTTTTTCTGTTGGTGTGTCAAAATTCTCAAGAGTAGCATTCTTCAGCACATCATCATATAAAGAGAATTTTTCAAGATAGAACTTTCGTTCTCTCTCGTATTCTGCATCAGCAAGCTCATTGACTCTTAATTGATTCTCTGCATGAATCCGTTCCGATTCGCATAAGCGACAGAGAACATCATTTGTACGAATAATCTTAATAAAGGGAATTTTGTGTGTGTCACAAATTTCATTTTGTTCTTCAGTATTCCTGTGATAAGAGAGCGCCATTTCTTCTAGTGCATTAGTTACCATGACATCCTACCTCCACAAGATTTCCAGCTTGCCATATCTGACAAGCAAGCTATCACGGTCTCTTTTGATTGTTTTTTCAAAAGAGATTTTTTCTGATCACTGATTGGGTAGAAATTTTCTTCAAATTGTTGGATTAATTCTAGAACCCCCATTCATCCTTCACCTCTTGTTCATCTTTCTTCTCTTTACGCTGCTTCTCAGATTGTCGAACTTGTTCAACTGTCGTAACTTGGTTCTGCTGCCAATTTCTCAGAATCCCACCTATGTATTTAACATTTGGTTTTCCTAAATTGACAGCGGTTCTCAAAGCTTCTTTGACCAGTTCAGAGTCATTTTCGTTCAATAGATGATTGATTTCTTCAATTTCGAAACCTGATAGCAATCTGTGAAACTCAGACTGAAATAATTCTAAGATATTTTCACTATTACTAGTAGTAGTTATATTCTTATCTTTATCTATTCTATTCTTATTCTTATCTCCTTCTTCTTCTAGTGCGTTACCTTGCGTTACTGTAACGTTACATGTAACGTTACCTAGAGCGAGATTTTTTTGCTTTTCACGATGTCTTGCAACACGATTGCGTGTTTGCTCCTTGATTTTCTCCATCCCATCAATATTTTGATGCTTTTCCCAATTTGGCAGCGTGATAACACCATCGATAATTTCAACCATTCCAAATTGCTCAAATATTCCTAAAGCCATTCTTACAGTATTTAGTGGCCTTCTAAATATAGTTGCAAGCATTTCATCGGTATAATGAACTTTATCTGACATCATTAGTAGTCCATTTCGATTATGTTTGCCAGCTAGTGCCAAGATTTTGAACCAAATAACTAAAATTGCATCATGATCTGGTAAGGCATCAATTAGACAGATTTTTTCATCGTCAAAAATATCGGTAGTAATCTTAATCCATTTGATTTCAGACATATAGACTTCCTCTTCTAACTTTATCTTGATAGCCATTTCCTACGATTTGCTCGATAGTCTTTCTTCATATCTTCATAAATTTTGTGACTTTCTAATTCCATTATCTGCAATCTAAGTAACTTATTTTTATTTGAAAGTTTCTGATAGTCTTTAGCCAGTTTTTCATAATCATTAAGGTATTCTTTGATTAGAGTTAAATTTTCAAGGTTGTAGCTATAAAATGTTGCGTCGTGTCTTGATTGTTGTCGTTCTTTATCGTTGAGAAGTTCATTGTAAATTTGGATTGTATTTTCAACCCATTTGATTGCTCCATTAAAATCTGTTTCCATTATTTTTCCTTCTTAGTAATTTTTCTAGATAATTTTGTGATACCTGCTCCGAGCTTGGTCAATTCTGGATCCGTGCTAAAGTAATTATTCTGATTCATTCTTGCAAGTTCCTCATTCGATAAAAGAATAAGATTCGAGATATCATAATTGCTCTTATCTCCATCTAGGAAGCAAACTAAATGACCTTCTGGTATTGGCCCAAAATTATCTTCCCAAACTTTACGATGCTTCAATACCCATTTATTAGGATCTGCTATCTTTTCCTTTGGATATCCATCTGTTGTAAAATTGATAGTTCCAACTGGTAAGTAATTAGGAGGTTTGTTTCCTTTCTTGAACTGGCCACTGTTTCTTGGCATATTAGGGTATTTCTTACCCTTATTATGAGGAGTTTGACCTTTTTCAAATCGACCTGTTAGACCACTTAGAAATTTATTATTCCCTCGATATGACTTTATTTGTTGGATTGTTAGTTTTAGGCCAAATTTACTATTCATTTCATCAGTAATCTCTTGCATAGTTTTACCGAATTGATGTTCTGAAAAATATTCATGTTGTTCTTTTGTCAGTAATTTATTCTGAAAAATATTACCTACTGGCAATCCTAATCGTTTACGAACACCACCAATTTGAGTCTTAGTATAGTTCGTTCCGAATTTCTCGTTTAGTAGCCTAGTTACTTCTGGAGTTAGTCGACCAGGACAAATTTCATGCATGTATTCGGTGTATTCATCCTTCCAGCAAAGCGATCGGGGCATTGACTTCACCTACCTTATCCTTGAACTTTTCAGCATCCAGGGCAAGCTGTCCTGCTTGTAAGATTTGTCCTGAAATAGCGACCATCTGTTTAGAACGCTGCAGCTCAATTTTAAGTTCATCTGCTGTAAGATCCCTATCATCCAGTGTTTCGAGTTGTGCAAAGAGCGTATTTGTTAAATCTGTTAATTTATTTCTAACCATTTCATGCTCCTTATTTTTGCTTCTTTGATAAACCTACGGGCGGTTGTACGTCGTATGTGAATTGCTTATCTGAATTTCTCAGATTCATACGAGCAATATTACTTGCGATTAGTTGTCTGTTTTCCCTTTTAGACTCTGCTCGATCATCTAATTCATTTACTAATGCCCAGAGTAAAAAAAGTAATACTGTTCCGAAATAGATATATTCAATCATTTTGTGTTTTCCTTTTCTTTATAGATTGCTACGATTTTTTCAAGATCTGCGATACGTTGATTTGCTTCCTGGAATCTGATTTGTAGTTCAATCAATTTTTGATTGATTTCCAGAGCAACTTTCTTCCAATCAAGGTTTACTTCTTCAATAATCCCTGAAAAATATAATTTTATTTTGTTTAATAGACTCACGTTTAAACTCCAAATTGTTTTTCTTTTTTAAGGTTTTCTAGCATTTCTGCTAGTGTCTCTTTTTTTGAACGATAACGATTTCTGCTTTTCCATTTCACGAAAAGTCGAAAACCTTCGTAATTGATGAATACAATTTTATGTGTTGGATTATCAATGAATTGTTTAAAATCTGGGTGTTCTCTCATCTCAGTTGCCCAGACTTTAGCAGTTCCTGGTGTTAGTCCTTCCCACATTTGACAAAGATGTTTATAATCACCATGTGTAGCTTTCTCATTTACACCGACTGGCTTATAAGTTATTTCTGCTTTAGGCATGGATTTTATTTCCCTTCTGTGATATAATCTAAGTAGTTATTTTAGTAAGTGCCTGATTCTGTCAGGTGCTTTTTTTATGCTCTAAACGCATTCAATTCCATGATTTTCATCTTAGTATTGGTGCTTGGTTCCCAAGTCATCCAATAAGCAAGTGCTGCTTCTGCAAATTTCTTTGGTAATAAGTCATAGCGACTGATATTGAAATGATCCTTGAAATCAATCTCAGCTTGTCTGAAGACTGATTGAGCGAATGTCTTGTCTGCATAAGCTGGACTATCAATCCCACCAAGACAAGCAACTACTCTCGCTTTACGCTTCTTCAAAAGTGATTGAGCGTAGCTTGGATGGATTGGTTGTTCATTCTTGAGATAGTCGATATCTTCAAGCATTGTGACTTGTTGCTTTCGAAGTTCTTTCTGTCCCGTAAATAGAGCAATAAAGGCATCTTCGTCTAAGTCCTCACGGATAAAACCACCTTGTCTGCGAATAGCTGGCAACACCTCTGATGTTACCCATCGCTTGAATTCTTTTGCCTGTGGCAATTTGCTAGATAGGATAAGCGAATATAAACCTGACTCGTTGATGATAATAGTTTCTTGAGTTCTTCCAAGATTGTCTGTGAGGCCCTGTTTTAGGGCGTCATCTTCGTCAACGTGAAGAGCAATTGCATTTCTTGCTTTGCTATATCCTAAGATGTCAGCAACATCTTTCCCAACGAACCAAGGCTCATCATTGATTGTCATAGTACGGACCTCTTGTCCGTGAAAATTAAAAATTTCGTTCATAGTATTCCTTTCTAAATTTGGTATAATAAAATAAAACGAGGTAATTCTGATGAAATTAAATCCTGATTGTATTCGTGATATTCTCTTTGTTGTAGAAAATAATGCAACGTATTCAAATGATGTTTCTGAAGAAACGATGTTTAAAGAACTCGGTTCAAAATATCCTAGAGAAGAGATTCTTTACCATGTTCGACAATGCGAACATAGTGGACTTTTCCTAAAAGTAGTACACTACTTTGGTGGTTTTTCGATTCAAGATTTATCTCCTTATGGACATCAGTTCATAAATGATATTCGTCAAGATAACAATTGGAATCGAACAAAGGATATAGCAAAGAACGTTGGTTCTTTTTCACTGGATGTCCTTAAAGATATTTCATCACAAGTTATTGCCACCCTCATTTCAAATCAGCTTGGCAACAAGTTTTAAGAAGATAGTAGCATGGTTGTTTTCAGCCGTGCTTTTTGTTTTGATTGCTTGAACACCATTTAATTTTTGATCGTTTAAATAAATACCGTCTTTTCTTATTTTCAGTTCGTTCATTCTATCCTCCTACTCCAGCACCTTGCCACCAACAGATAAACGTTTAACTACAACGTCAACTTCTTTGAACTCGGCATTTTCTGCACAATATCGAACGCTTTCGCTGATAATGTGGCAAATAGATACACCGTATTCGTTGGCTAACTCAGTAGCGATATCCCATGCATCCTTATCAATTCTTGTTACTTTTTGAGCTGTATTATTCATTTCCTACTCTCCTAAATCAACCCAGCTTTCATCGATGCCTAGGACATCGCACACTCGGTTTTTTAATTTGTCACTACCTTTACCATATTTCAGCAATTCTGAAATGGTAGGCTTCTTGACTCCACAAGCACGAGCAAGATGTGTTTGTGTCATTCCTTCTGAATTCAATTTGTCTTTAACGATCTGAATCCACTTTTGATGCTGTTGGCTCATATATTTTCCTTTCTAAATTTGGTATAATGAAATAAAAACGATTGGATTTTTTATTATGAAACTTAATGTCAGTATTAATTTTAGAGATATGCGGTCAACCGTTACAATTGATACTCCTTCGAAATGCCCTCACTGTGGTAGAACCATGTCTCCTCTTCACGTTGGACAAAGTACAAGCTCTGAAACAACAAGTGTTTCAGATAAAGGGAGATTTTCCGTTATTTTTCGATGTTCTTTTGAAGATTGTTTGAAATATTTTGTGATAGAATATATCAATGATGATTATAAAACTGCATCAATGGTAGATTATACCTACCGTCCACCTATCAAAGTAAAACTCCCTGAAAATATAGAAAAAGTTTCTCCTGTTTTTGTCGAAATCTATTCCCAAGCAACCGTCGCTGAATCCGAGGCATTGAATCAAATAGCAGGCGTCGGATATCGGAAAGCAGCTGAATTCCTCATAAAGGACTACGTAATTTCAAAAAATCCATCTGACGAAGAACACATCAAATCAATTATGCTTGGACAAGTAATTGCTAAATACTTAAACGATTTTCCAAAAATTCAAGCCTTAGCAAAATCTGTTTCCTGGATCGGTAATGATGAGACTCATTATGTCCGCAGACATGACGACAAAGATATCCAAGATTTAAAGAAATTCATTCTCTCAGCAGCTCAATTTATCGCTGCTGATTACGATGCTGATGAAGCCTTGGCTTTCACTTCTTCTGATTGAGAAAACCTAGCATCCAACTCATCCAACTTCTCAGCTATATATGTCACGGTCCTCAATATTTCATTGAGGGCTGTTCTTTCTAGTTCATTCATTCTGCACCTCCTACTCCAGCACCTTACCACCAACAGATAAACGTTTAACTACAACGTCAACTTCTTTAAACTCAGCATTTTCTGAACAATATCGAACGCTTTCGCTGATAATGTGGCAGATAGATACACCGTATTCGTTTGCTAGTTCAGTAGCAATATCCCATGCATCTTTATCAATTCTTGTTACTTTTTGAGCTGTATTATTCATTTCCTACTCTCCTAAATCAACCCAACTTTCGTCGATGCCCAGGACATCGCACACTCGGTTTTTCAATTTGTCACTACCTTTACCATATTTCAGCAATTCTGAAATGGTAGGTTTCTTTACTCCACAAGCACGAGCGAGGTGTGTTTGTGTCATTCCTTCTGAATTCAATTTGTCTTTAACAATCTGAATCCATTTTTGATGTTGTTGGCTCATCTCCAACCTCCTTTTTAAAAAATTATCTAAAAAGTTAGCTAATCTCTTGACTTTATTTAAAACTAGTCTTAAAATAAAGACATAGAGAAAAGACCTACTAAAAAGTAAGGTTTACCTATTCAAAACGGACGGCAATCGGTTTTTTAGGTTTTTATTTTTTTAGTTGTCTGTTTCGCTAACTCTTTAGCTTACGAATACTATTTTAATACTAGTCTTAAAAATTGTCAAGTGTTTTTACGGTTAATCTTAAAATATTTTTTCGTAATGCTTAGAAAGGTTATTAAATCAATGACTACAGCATTTGAAAGAATTAAAGATTTAGCAGATAAACATCGAATTTCTTTAAATGACTTAGAAGATAAACTTGGTATTAGTAGAAATTCTTTGTATGGAATCAAGAAAGCAAATCCAAAATCAGATAGATTGCAACAAATTGCTGACTACTTCAACGTGTCCACTGATTATCTTCTAGGTCGTACTGACAATCCTGCTATTTCAAGCGACCTTGTCACTACTGCTGACGGCCGTACTGTTGACTTATCCAATCTTCGTGAACGTGTGGTCTTATTTGATGGGAAACCACTATCAGATGAAGATGTAGATAAGATTGCGCAGATCATTAAACTCTCTTTGGGGGTATCCGAAATTGAAAGTGAATGAGTTACTGGATGAATACCAGGTCACACTCTATCTCTTCCCTGAGACTATGTGGGAGCGTAGAGGCTTCTATTTCCCTGATGAGCGCATCATTTACGTTAATAGGGATTTATCCATAGAGGAACGAGAAGAAGTCATTCTGCATGAATTAGGACACATAAACCACGACCCAGCACATTACAAAAGGCTGCTATACAAATATGAGAATGAAGCGGACCGCTTCATGATTCGACATCTCATCTCTGAAGAACTCGCACAGTATGAAGTATCAGACTTTAACTGGCTCCAGTTTGCAGAAAGACACAAAATCTCTACAACCTGGGGTGAAGATATGATTCAGGAAGAATTTTATAAATT